CGCCCTGGAATGGTTTGGATGGCAGGCATGTGGAGACAACATCAGCACGCGCTTGGGCCAATCGAGTATGTGCAGTCGCGGGTGCATGAGCAGCATCAGCCCGGTATGTGGAATGCCGACTCCGGCAGATGGGAAGCCGCCGCCGTTGCGGACAATGCCGGCCCAAAGGATGCCGGCCCGAAGGCGGATTACCACGGTCCTAACGACGCAGCGCACCGGGCTGTTCACGATGTGACCGAACATCTGATGGGCGGGCGGGTGTCTGACGCCAAGGCTCGCCGCGGTCTACGGGATGCGCTGGACAAGGCAGATCGGCCGGCGGAAGGCCGCAAGGTATCGGATCAGGCGATCGGTCGAGCGTTGCGGTTCGGTGGCTCGCCGCAGATCGGACTGCGACTGCCATGACAAACGCCACGCTAGATCAAGCATCCGCAGCGGTGGCACAGCAGGCAGCGACAATCAGCGCCATGCGTGCCGAGAGCGAAGTGCGCCTTGCCGCATACAGACAGGATGAGCTACGTCACCGGTGGGAACGCGCATGAACGGTCAATCTGAAAGCTGCGGCTCCTGCCGGTTCTGGCGGAGGAACGAGAAAGGAAAACCAAGCGGCGTCTGCCGGCAAACGCAGCCGACGGCGTTCATCATCGCGATGGTTGCGCATCCGATCATGAAGAACCAGCAGATACCGATCGTCGACTCGTTCTGGCCGCCGATCCCAGAGAGCGAATGGTGCGGGCAATGGGAAGCCCCCAAGGCGCCGCTGTCCGAGATAGACCTGTCGAGATTGTCGGAGATGCCCAGCGCATGACAGCTATTGCGTATCGAGATGGTGTTCTCGCCGCAGACTCAGTTGGCTGGGCGGCCGAAGGCCATGTGAAAACCCCTGTGTCACCGAAGATCGTCCGTCACGATGGAGTGGGGATGTTCGCCTGCTGTGGTGGTGAAACGGAAATTGCGCTGGCCACCGAATGGATGACGCGATCGGGCACGCCCAAGCCTACGCTGGATCATCAAGAAGGGTTCGGTTGCATTTGGGTAAGGCCGAACGGCTCGGTGTGGTACATAAACTGGCGGCTTCATCCAGTTCCACGCCCCGAGGGATTTATGGCGATCGGTGCTAGCGACAAATTCATGCTAGGCGCGATGTTCGCTGGTGCTTCGGCCGAGGAAGCGGTTCGCCTTGCGATACTGCACACGGACGGCGCCGGCGGCGCTGTGCAGGTTGAACGGCTGGGGCAACTGGCTACCTGATGGCATTCGATCCGTCCCGCCTCTCTGGTAAAAACCTGCTGTCTCTGCGGGACGCGATTGAAAAGAGCGTATGCGAGGACTCGCTTTACGACTTTCTCCGGAAGGCATGGCCAGCATTTGACCCGGCGCCGTTCGTTGGGGGTTGGCATCTCGCCGCGATTTGTCTGCCGGGGGATGTGCCCGTTCTCACCGACAGGGGTGAGCGGCCTATTGGCGAGATTGTTCGCGATGGCATGCCTGTAAAGGTCGCAAGTTACAACCACGAAACTTGCAGCATCGAGTGGCAACCGGTGTTGAAATTCATGGAGTCCCCAGGTAAAACGATCCTTCGTCTTACAACGTCATCGGGCCTTGTGCTTCGATGCACTGAGGATCATCCCGTCTATGTCGCAGGAAAAGGATACATTCGGGCGGTTCGTGTCAGCATCGGCGAGAGTATCACGACTGTGCGAGATATGCTGGACACCATTCATGGCTTGGAAGGCGAGCAAGACCAAGTTTTGCTGCCGAGCGTGTTATATGGCATCCAGGCCGCGACGCCCCTCCAAGCCGTGCGAACATTGCGGGGTGCAGTTTTATCCTGTGATGCGCAAGACGCGGTTTTGCAGCCTGCCGTGCTTCGGAGAAGCCAAACGCAAGCCGGAGTTGTTGGTGTGTCCGAGGTGCGGTGGACCCAAGAACTGGGGCGCCGACCGCTGTCAACCGTGCTGGCGGGTAGATCAAGACGACCGTCGTATAATCAAAGACTTAGTGTGTCTTCGGTGCGACAAGTCAGTCAAACGATCGCCATCGGAATTGTTCGCAGTGCCTCGGACGCTTGGCGTATTTTGTGGAATGCGGTGTTTCGGTCTGTACATTCAAGGACCAAACAATCTTGCCTACATCGACGGTGGATCACCAGCCGACTACGGACGTGGGTTCAAGGCGGCTCGCCGTGTGGTCCTCAAGCGCGAGGATGGCGTCTGTTTTCTTTGTTGGGCACAAGGCAAGCAACTGGATGTGCATCACATCGACCGGGACAAAAGCAACCACTCCCTAGCCAATCTCGTGGCGATCTGCCGCCCATGCCACAATGCCCAGAAGGGCACGCTGGAGGAAGTCTGGTTGAAGGCTGCGAAACTATCGTCTCTGTTGAGCGCGAGGTACGGATACCCGACAGAGTTTTCAACATTGAGGTGCGAGGCAATAACAACTACTTCGCCGGCGGTGTCCTTGTTCATAACTGTGAGCACCTCAGCGCCGTAAGTGCGGGCCAAATCAAGCGATTACTGATCAACGTAAGGCCTCGCAGCGGAAAAACCTCAGCGGTTGCCGTCGCGTGGCCGGTATGGACATGGACGCAGAAGACGGACCTTGAGATGCCCCTAAAGGGTCCTGGTGTGCGGTTTTTGTGCGGGTCGTATGGCGCCAGTAAGGCGCAGGAAGACGCTGTTACAGCCCGTCGCTTGATCGCGTCCGAATGGTTTCAGCGCTTATGGGGTAGCCACGTCAGGATTGCCAAAGATCGCGACAATGCCGAACGATATGACACCACGGTCGGCGGTTCGCGTATCAGCACGGGCATACCGGAATCTCTCGGTAAGGGCGGCATGGTGAAATTCCTCGATGATCCCCACAAGACATCGGAGGTTGAGTCCGACACGGTGAGGAATCAGGTTGTCCGCAATTACCGGGAGATTTGGCAGACGCGATCAAACGACCCGACGAATTCCGCCGAGGTTATGGTCATGCAGCGGCAAGCCGAAGATGACCTCTCGGGATTTTGGCTTGAGAACTTCGCGGATGACGTCGTTCACCTATGCCTGCCGGCATGGTTCGAATCGGATAGGGCATGCCGCACCTTCATCGATATGGCGGGCAAGATTTACACGCAGCCGCCACCGGGCCTCGACGTGGAAGTTTTCTGGGAAGACCCACGTGAGGATGAAGGCGAGAGTTTCTGGCCGCAGCGATATCCTCCGAAGCATCGTCTCATAGATGAATCGCTGGGCGATTTCCCCATGGCGGGCCAAATTCAGCAAAGGCCGGAGCCCCGCGGGGGTGGCATCATCAAGCGTATGTGGTGGCAGGCATGGCCGCCCGACGACGCAATCGAGCAGTGGCTGGTCGAGGGACAGGTCAGCTACCCGCCGTGGGAATTGCAGGTGGCCTACCTCGATACGGCATTCACGAAGAAAGAGACCAACGACTACTGCGCCATGACGCGCTGGGGGGTGTTCGGAAACTCTGCGGGCACGCCGTGCGCGATGCTATGCGGTGCGTGGCAGGAGCGGCATTCCTTTGGCGAGTTGATCGAGCACGTCAAGAAGTCTGTCCGTCTGTGGAAGACCGATATCCTGATCATTGAGAACAAGGCGGGCGGCATTTGGGTTCGCGATGAATTACTCACACAGTTGGAAGCTGGCGAACTGACGATCGTTCTCGATACCCCAGTGGTGGATAAGGTGTCCCGCGCCCACGCTGTGGTGCCATTGTTTACAGGCAGTCTTGTTTACGCGCCCTTCATGCACGATAAAGGGGTGTGGCGGGTCTGGGCAGAGATGACTATTTCGAATATCGAAAAGTTTCCCACGGGCCGTCATGACGACATCTGTTTGGTTGCCGGGACGCTGATCGCCACCAAACGTGGACTGGTTCCAATAGAGCGGGTTACCACGGATGATCAGGTGATTACGCCGATCGGGTGGCAACGAGTTATAGCCAGCGGGATGACGGGCATCTCGCCCACAATCGAGAGATGCGGCCTACGTGGCACCATCAATCATCCTGTTTACTCCCTTGACGACGGGTTCATTCACCTTGATACGGTGACCGGAGCAACGAGGTTGGGGTATCTGACGCTATGCGGTTTGATCCAAACGATCCGCCTGAACGCGTCGAGTTCAACGGCATCACGTATCGGCGCATGGGCGGAAGCCGGCGATACTATCTCTCCCAGTCAGCATCAAACGCTGGGCGGAAAGGTGCGAAGGGGCTTCATGTCGCAGTTTGGGAGTATGCCAACGGCACAGCGGTTCCGCCCGGTCACGAAGTGCATCATCGAAACCACGACACCTTTGATTTCAGCGTTGATAATCTGGAGTGCCTACCGGAAGACGAACATCGTCGCATGCCTAAGAACATGGACATGGAGAAACAGCTTCAGCACCTTGATCGCGTCCGACCACTCACGGTCGCTTGGCACAGATCAGAGGACGGACGGGAATGGCACCGAGAGCACGTGGCTGAGTCCCTTGCGAAAGCTTGGGCGGAACGCGATGTCACATGTGTGGAGTGTGGCACTTCGTTTGTTGCCAATGCTGCCCACGCCAAGTTTTGCAGCGTTGTCTGTCAGGAACGCAATCGATCACGCCGAAGATATCCACCTACTGGCGTCGTTACCTGCCAGTACTGCGGGACCGGGTTTCAGTCTAAGGTCGGTAAGCGCGCCAAGTTTTGCAGCAAGAAATGCAAGACCAAGGCTGGATGGGATCGCCACTACGAGCGATACGGAACCGCAAAAGGTATACAATCTCTCGATCGAGAGAGCGCAGTGCTACTATGCGAACGGGATATTGGTTCATAATTGTGACACCGTCACGGGTGCCCTTGGATATTTGCGTAGGAATGACCTGATCAAACTGAAGCAGGAAGCCGAGGAAGAGGAACGTGAGTCCAGACGGTTCAAGGGGAACCAACAGACGATAGCCGAGGAATATGGCATTGCCTAGACAGACCAAACCTCTTCCAACACAAGCGTATTTGCATGAACGGGTTCACTATGATCCAGCGACCGGCTTGTTCACGTGGCTCAGGCACTCGTCCAAAGCTAAGTGCTGGAACACTCGGTTTGCTGGAAAAAGGGCTGGTGGTCGAGCGGTTGATGGTCGCTATAGGGACATCAGGATCGATGATATATCGTATTATGAGCACCGAATAGTGTGGGTCTACATGACAGGTGATATGGATGGGGCTCGCCAAGTCGACCACCGAGATCTCGATGGGACGAACAACAAATGGAATAATCTAAGACCAGCCACAAGCAGCCAGAATGTGGCAAATGGGCCTGGGCGCTCTGTTACCGGATGCAGCAAGGGCACTTATAGACGAGGCAGAAAATTCGCTGCTAGGATTATGGTGAACTACGAAAATATATATCTCGGATTGTTTCCCACGATGGCGCAAGCACACGAAGCCTACTGCGTAGCGGCAGAAAAACACTTCGGTGAATTTGCGAGAGTGGCGTGAGCAGGAGAGAAAGACAAATGGGAGGGCCATCATGGGCGCAGCAGGGTTGATTTCTGGTAATGGGCCAGCGCCATCGCTGGAAATGCAGTTGGCCTATCAGAATGCGGCGCAGCGGCAGGCGGGTGTTGGGCAGCAATGGGCAGCGCAGTATGTCCCACCGGAGTTCTACGATATTCCCAATATGTCTGGGGTGACATCTGGCACACAAAATGATTTCATCGGTAATCAGGTCATGATCCGTAATCCTGAGCCAGATCCAGACCTATCGGCCGATGCCGCGCTGAATCGGCGGTTTGCCGGCCTCGACTTCACCGAGGAACCCACGCAGGCGCCAATACCGAGGATGCAGGATATCGCCAAAGGAAAACCCTGATGCCATCCGTTACCGTTGACGTAGCCGACCTCGAAACCTTGCTGTTCGCGACGTCGGGGATCAAAGACCTGGAGGCCGCGCTTGACCAGCGCCGGCGCAATACGATGGTCACCAGCACTAAGGGAAAGCTGGAAGGCGCGCACGACCGGCTGTCGACGGCGTGGCGGCGGGCAAAGCGCGAAGCGGACATGCCCAAGGTGGTGGTGACCGAAGCGGAGATCGCGGAACTGCGGGCGATGTTCACAGATCACGAGGGACGGGTGCGTGCGGTCATTGAGCGCCAGGATTACCCGATGCACTTTGCCCAAGAGCTCCTGCTGGTAGAGGCTGGCCCACTGTGGGAGGGATACAAGATCGAGTGGCCAGCGCCGGCCGATCCCGAGTTCATCATCAAGCAGGGCAGTGGCATCCGCTACGGTATTCGCTTGTCGCACTACGGCCGGCAGGTTCTCGGCGTGCAGGAGAGCGACTTGGTGCGGCCAGATCACACGGTCAGGCATGGCGCTGGGCAGTCCCGAGGCGGTGGCCTTCGGCCGATTGGCGATGTCTTGAAGCCCGTCGTGCAGCGGGCACTCGACCATAACTCACGCGGCCCAACCATTTGATCAGGTGACCCATGCTGCCCGCATCCAACCACCTCGCGACCAAGATCAACCTGAATGTGATTGAAGCGCTGGATGATCTGCCGGCGGAGCTTCGGCGGGAGGTGTGCTTTGCTGCGCGAGTATGGGATGCGTGTGTGGTGGCAGACATCTACGGCAAGAACAAGCAGCGCATGGGTAAGGCTGGAGCCATCTCTTGGTTGATTGCATCGATCCATGGTGGCGACCGAGACGACTTGCGGGATTTTGCTTCCAAGTATCGGGCGAAATACGGAAAGCCGCTGCCATGCTACGCAGCGGAGGCGACGATCCTCCGGTATCGGCCGCCGGTCAACGCACACCACGCCAGGACGCGCCGAGCCATTCCCCTCGATAGTCGCGATGCGTGGAGGTCCAGTGAGCGGCTGATGCCGCACGAAGGGATCGACGAAGCGCCGGATTATCAGGATCCGCCCCTCGAAGGTGTGGAAAGCCGCTTCGCCGCGCTGGACTTTTTGCCGCCGACGGCGAATGCTGCCGCCACATGATCAACCGCGATCCAATCCAGTACGGAACTTCGTCGGCGCACGAAAGCGCCAGCAGGCTTGGCCTGTCCACGATGGATCGTGATTTCCGGGCAGCGTTCCTTTCGATCACCGACTCGCTGCTGGGCGAATCTTCCACTGCCAGCTACGTCGGGCCGACACGGGATGCGGAGCGGTGGACTGTCGTGCTCTGTGGTCGCGATATCGATGTGATCTATCATCCGGAGCGCGCGATGATTAGTTCTGTGATGCTGCATCGGCGCGGCATGAGCACTCTGTAAGCGTCTGTCCTTGCAGAATTGCATCGCGCCCCGTATTGTCGCGGCGGCAGCGGGCGTGACCCTGGCCATGAGTAAACATACCCAGCGTGTTTTATGCCCATGGGTCTTCCCGGACATAGTTTCCTGACCGGTGTCACTATGGCGCCAGCAGTCGCATGACCCCACCACTGGATGACAGCAGCGGCGGCCAGGGATACACCGGACTGACGGACGCTGATCCAGGTCCGCAACCCGGCGACCTCGTTGTATCAATTCCCGAGGACGGCAAGGGGATAACGGTCAAGATACACCAGCCGCCGCGCAAACAGGCCGCCGAGGGATTTGACGAGAACCTTGCTGACCGGCCTGAACTGTTCGCTCACCTATCGGCCATTGGCGAAGATGTCCTCGAAGGTATTGATGCCGATCTGGCATCCCGTCAGGGGTGGATCGACAACTGGATTGCTGGACAAGACCTGCTGGGAACGAAAATCGATGCCCGTTCCGACACGAAGGGCCAGCGACGCAACGTAAGCCGCGTGCGTGACACAACCATGCTGGAGACGATCGTCCGGGCACAGTCGCAGGCTCGCCGTGAACTGCTACCGGCGGCCGGCCCGTGCAAGATCGAGGAGATGGCCGGAACGGGCGAGCAGGACGACGACATCGCCACCGACTTCACCACCGACTTCAACTATATTCTGACAAAAGGGATGCCGGAGTACGTCCCAGGTCTGGATCGTGGTCTGTTCGCCTTCTTCTACAGCGGCAATATGTTCCGCTATGGGTACCACGACCCAATGTCGAAGCGTCCCAAGGTTGAAACGTATCCGACCGAAGATGTAATCGTGTCCGAGGAAGCAACTGATCTGGACACCGCAACACGGGTGACGCTGCGGATCCCCGAGATGTCCCCGGGCGATGCCAAGCGCCGGCAAATCTACGGCTTGTGGCGGCAGATCACTCTGTCAGGCTCGATGCCAGACATCACGCCAGAGTTACAGAAGAAGCAGGAAATGTCGGGCATCCGCAACGCGGGCACCCGACAGAAGGACCAACCACTCTGCATCTACCAGACGATCACTGACCTTGATCTGTCTGATTATGGCCTGGAAGAGAAAGGTGCTCCAGAAGGCCTGATGCTGCCCTACAAGATAACGGTCGATAAAATGTCCCGCGAGGTTCTTCGCATTGAGCGTTATTGGCGCGAGGACGATCCGCTGTTTCTCCGTAAGCGCCGGCTTGTTCATTATTCCATGGTGCCGGGCTTCGCGTTTCTGGCTTATGGCTTCCTGCATCTCCAGGGCAACCAGACCAAGGCGCTGACCTCGATCGTCCGGCTGCTGATCGATGCGATGATGTTCGCGTCCTTCCCAGGCGGCGTGAAAGCCAAGGGCGCCCGGACCGATACCAACGAAATCAACCCTGGTCCAGGCGAGTGGCCGGACATTGGTATCCCCGCCGGCATCGACGACATCCGCAAGGTGCTGATGCCGATGCCTTACAAGGATCTCTCACCGGTCAGCATTCAGTTCTACAACCTCTTGCAACAGGCCGCGCAGCGCGTTGGGGCAGCGGCGATGATGGACACCGGCGAAGGCCGGACGAACATGCCGGTCGGCACCATCATGGCGATGCTGGAGGAAAAGAGCACTGTCATGTCGGCGATCCACGCCCGGATGCACGAAGCGATGGCGCGTGAGTTGTCGATGGTGCGAGAGATGTTCGTGGAGCGACCCGAGTCGTTTGCCCGGGTGCTGCCCAATCCCAGTAGAAGCTGGGACACCATGACGGAGTTCACCAATCTGAACCTCGTGCCAGCGTCCGATCCGAATGTCCCGTCCCAGGTGCATCGGATCATGCTGGCCACGGCGCTGGCGACTCTGCTGGGGATGCCGTCGGCCCAACAGCTTCTTGACCCAGTGGACATCCTCAAGCGCGTGCTGCGGATGATCGGGATTTCGGATCCAGAGAAGGCGATGCGCGATCCGGCGAGCATGCAGCAACAAGCGCCGCCGCCTGATCCTGTCATCGAGGCTGCGAAGGCGACATTGCAGGCCAAACAACTGGACGTCACCTCCAAGCAGCAGGAGAACCAGCGCAAGGCGGCCGAATCGGCGGTTGAGGCGCAGGGTAAAGCCCAAGAGGCGCAGCAGGAGATGCAGGACAACGAGCTTGATCGTCAGTCGAACGAGCGGATTGCTGCGATGCGGGAAGAGACCGAGCAGGTGAAGCTGGCCGCAGAAGAACAGCGTGCGCAACGCCAGCAGGCAAACACGGCGGGTATGAGCGGCGGAATGCAGCCGGCCCAACCAAGATCATTCGGAGGGACCCAGTTTTGACCGTAGCGGGACATCATGGAAGCAGCTATTTCCGGACCATCCCCTTGGATGATGTTGCCGAGTTCCAGGAATGCCTGCTGATCACGGCTGAAGACGTGCCCGAAATGTCTGAGACGGCACGGGTCGCCAGGGTCACGCCGCGTTCTGTCCGGTATGACGCTGGCCGGGAAAGCTGGTTCGTTGATCCCTCCGACAAAGGGATCATACGCGCCTACCGTAAACAGCGCAGTGAAGAGGATATCGCGGCCGGCGCTTTTCCAAACGTCGCTCAGTACTCAGATGAGAAAGGTCCACTGTAAATGGCACATCCGTACTCCGGCTCAGTCGATAGCCGCCATGAGCGCGCCCACAAGATGGTTGAGCGCACTGGGCACAAGCTGGCCCGTGGTGGCCCAGCGCATTCCGACGAAAAGGAAGATGCGGACATGATTCGCGCCGCTCTGGCCGAACATGAGGCGCACGATCATCCTGGGAAGCCCAAGACCAAGCTGAAGTTCAAGGCCGGGGGCGCGGTCGAGGGCGAGCATGCGAGACATCACCTCGGTAAGCGCGCCCGTGGCGGTCCGACCGGCAAGGGCGGGAAGCACGTCACTAACGTAATTGTCGCACCGCAGGGCGGTGGTGCTCCTGGTGGTGGGATGCGACCGCCGATGGCGATGCCACCGCAGGCAATGCAGGCACCTCCGCCGCGTCCGGCCGCTCCTCCCCCGCCGCCGCCGCAGGCCGGACCGCCCGGTGGAATGCCCCCGGGTGCCGGTGGCCCGCCGATGGGCATGCGCCCGCCAGGTGCGATGAAGCGTGGTGGTAACGTGAGGCACAAGCGCGCTCGGGGCGGCGAAGCCGACTGCGACGAAGATGGAGACCGAGAGCCTGATAGGCGTGCCCGTGGCGGTCACGTCCAGAAGATGCAGGAGGTCGGCGTTCCATCAGAGTCTCTGATGCAGGCGAACAAAGGTGGCCATGTCCGGCGCCGGGATGTCGGCGGCAGTGCAGGCGTGCCGGCCAATCCGACGCAGATGAACCCGCAGCAGGTTCAGCAGATCGCGCAGATGCGCAAGCAGCAGGCCATGGCGAAGCAAGCGCAAATGGCACAACAGCAGGGCGCTGGCGGGATGCGGCCAGGGATGCCTGGCAATCCGCCGATGCAGAAGCGTGGCGGCGAGGTCCATGTGAAGGAGCACAAGCGGCGGGCGCGCGGTGGCCACGTGTCGATGGAGGCCGGCGCCGGCGGCGGCGAGGGTCGGATCGAGAAGGCCCGCGAATATGGTTCCGGCCGTGGGTTCAAACCCAGGGAGAAGCCACTCCATGCCTGACGTCATGATCGTCATGCCATACAGAGCGTCCGCCGTATGACGATCGAACTGATCGAATCGGGCGACTGGCCATCGCTTCGTCGAAAGATCGAAGCCAAGCGCACTGAATACGTGGATGGCCTGCTGCGTGTCACACCCGAAGCGCTCCGTGGCGAGCAGCAGTTCATCGCGGCGCTTGATTGGGTGCTGGAAGAGGCCAAGCCGCCGATGCCAGACGATAGGGAGCCGATCTATGGCGATTAGACCATCAGCCCGCGATCTGTACTATATCGGATCGGGTCAGCCCGTGCCGCCGCCGACCGACGACGAGATCGCCAAGGTGATCAGCGATGCTATTTATCGGTTCATCGATACGAGCAAACCTGACGTCAAGGCCGCGCTCATCTTGGCTGCCCGCAAGGTGCGGGAGCTTTTCCCCACGACTACAAATGCCGTTGCAAAGGATACTCTATAATGGGCACCCCCGTTCTTGTTGTTCACGACCGCGACCCCGCTGAATCCATCCTGGAAGAAGTCGGTTCCTTCTGTGAAGGGCTGACGATGCTCGGCGCCGACGTGTTCATCGTCATGTATGAGCGCGTCAAGGGAACCGGCGGATCCGAAAACAGAACGCGCGGCGGGTTGATTGTGCCGGACGTCTCCGGTGGCACCACCGGCGAGGACAAGTGGCAGGGCAAGGTTGGCTTGGTCATGAAGATGGGTCCGATCGCGTTCCAGGAAGATGATGCCCACCAATGGGGTGGCATCGCACCCAAGGTCGGCGACTGGGTCATCATCAACGTGTCCCAGACGTTTTCGTTCGATATCCCCGTTTACGGGCAGGGAGAGGACCGTGCCTTGAGCCCAAAGAGCGCACGCCGGGCACGGACGGTGCAGGACATCTACATCAAGGGGATCGTGTCACCTGAGATATTCAACGCCATCTGGTAATTTCCACGAACCCAAAGCCGCCGCCTATCCACGCAACCGTTGAAAGGTCTGTCCCATGAGCACCACGACAACTCTCCCCGAGACCCCGGTCCCGGCGCCCCATGCCCCAGTAACTGAGATCTCGCCGAACGCTCCGCCGTTTACGTCGGCTGGCCCTGTTGTAGAGCCGATGTCCGGTTCGATTATGCCGGGTAGCACCATCGAGACGCTTGGCCCTCTCGGGACATCGTTACACACGGATACGCCGAGTGTGCCATCCGGCGTGGTTACGTCGACTGGTTCGATTGCATCGGGCGGCTCGATTACGTCGACCGGCACGACCGAAGCGGTTGTTCCACCGGCGACGCCGATGCCTGACCTTGCCGCCTTCCAACCCATCCAGCAGAAGGTCGCCGGCGAGATCACGGAAGTTGCTCCCACCGGCTGCTATGTGAAAACGCCAGCGGGCGGATCCATCCTGCTGCTCTACCGGAAGGGCATGACCGACAACTACACGCCCAAGGTCGGCGATTTCTGGGTTGTCTATGCCAATGGGTATGCGTTCATCAGCCCGCGTGACACGTTCCTTACCGGGCACGGCATGGAAGCGGAGGTCGGCACTGCCCCCTCAGTTGATCCCAATGCCGAACCGAATTTCCCCCACTACATCCGCTTCGTGACCGGCTCTCCGGAGATGCTTGAGACCTGGATCAAGGACTGGGTTATCTGGAAGGCTGCCAATCCGACGGCGTCGACCAGCACGAAGGCCGCCTCGACGACAACCTCGACGGCCGCGTAACCAGCGGCTACGCCATGACGGTCGAGCAACACTTTGCGGCGGTTCGGAAGGACAGGACAAAGGGCATGGAAACCCTAGTCTCTGCTATCCGAACCGACACGGTGTTTGCTCAAGAGGTCAATGATCGCCTGTCTCACTACAGAAAAATGGAGCGGGTCGACCGGCTAAGGGCCTGTTGGATTTCGACCAAGATCAATGAGACGCTGACGGCCGCGTTGGCCGCCATCAAGACGCAACCGGGTGTCCCGGCAGGAGGCTAAGTTGTCGGAAACGATCGACCAAGACGCAAATGGTTCCGGTGGTGGCGATGTCGCGAACGAGGATGATGTTCGCCGCACGCTCCAGGAATTGCAGCGCAAGCAAACTGATACGGAAAGGGAGCTTGCCTCCGAGCGCGCCAGACGCGTCACGTTGGAATCCACTCTCACCAGCGAGCAGATTGCCCGCACCACAGCGGAAGCCGACCGCGATACCCACGCGGCGCGCGTTGTCAACGAGGCCGAGTTGCGGTGGAACGCCGAGAAGGGTCAAGCCACCACGGCCATTGCCTCGACCGAGCAGGCAATTTCAGCAGCCGAGGAAGATTATGCCCGGCACGCCGAACTCGGCGACTGGAAGGAAGCAGCCAAGGCGCAGCGTGCGATGGCGGAGCAGGCCAGCGAGTTGCACACGCTGAAGCAGAAGCAGCAATGGCTCGACAACAATAAGGAAAAGCTGGTTCCGAAGCTGGCGGCAAGATCCACCGAGCAACCCCAGCGGGTTGCGGAAGCGCCTCCACGCTCCAGCCACAAGTATGCCAATCACGTTGGCGACCTGGTCGGCGGTGAAGAGGCGTGGCTCGATGCCCGCCCGCAGTTTCAGAACGATGCCACTTATCGGCAGGACGTGATGAACGCATCGGGCATCGCAGCGCGTAAACACACACGCGGCACCGAGCCTTATTTCCGGGAGATTGAGCGCATTCTCGGCGAAGAGGGGGAGCAGCCGGACCCACGTCAGCAAAGGCAGGCCCGCCAGGGGCAGTCGGCCGATTTGGCTCCGTCCCGTCGCAGCGGCCCAGGCCAGCAGCCGGCCGGGTCGCAGCAGGAGTGGCACCTGACAGAAGACGAAAAGGAAATGGCTGACGGGATGTATGGTAATCCCAACAGCATAACCGGATGGTACGAGCCCAGCGCCCCGAAGCGTTACAAGCGCTACTACGACAACATGCAGATGATGAAGGCCCAGAGGGCTTAGTCCGTCCGCAAACCAAAAAGGAAGTAGATAACCATGGCAGACCCCCAGCGCGCGTCACAGCGGCCCCCGCAACGGACAGCGCAGCGGCGCAAGATCGTCACTGACTCCAGCATGTTCGATCTTGACTTGTCTCTGATACCGGAAGGCATGGCCTACGCGTGGCGGCGGGTTACGATCGGCGGCATGGAAGACACAAGGCGCCAGATCGTCAGCGAATCAAATGGCTGGACGCCTGTCCCGGGAAATCGCCACCCCGAGTTGATGGGAAGTCGTGGCACGGATCAGCCGATTATTATGGGCGGCCAGATGCTCATGGAGATCCCGAAAGAGTGGGAAGCGGAGATGCGGTCCATTGATGAGTTTTCTGCTCGATACACGCTTGAGGAAACGATGCAGCGCCTCAATGGTAACGAGCGGAAGCGCGGCGCCGGGAAGGGTGTCACCCGGCACACGGCGAGGATATCAGAACTCGTCGAGTGAATGAAAGTATGACACAACAACGCCTTGACGAAACAAACGTGTCACCTGTAATGTGATCCACGACTAGCGCTCCCCACAGGGTTGCAGCGCGGTCACCGGAGAGAACGGCGTGTGCCCTGTTCTCTTTCCAACGTCCGGGCGTCCCGGCGGCTTCAACCGAAAACGCGATAGTCCTCCCGGCCCAGAGCCGGGGCGACTGCTCGCTTAGAAGGGAACCGCTGCTGTGGCCGTTAATGTGTATTCACCCTTTGGCTTTCGCGAGTCCCGGCTATGGACAGGGAGCACGCCCAATTACGCGATCAACGGGCGGGCCATGGCTTATAACTATGGATCGCAGATCGCCCGAGGCGACCCTGTTTACCTGAACACGTCCGGCAATATCGTGCTCTACGCTGTCGGTGGGACCACGATCGATGGCATCGGGGATGGGTTCGATTACTTCGACCCGAACAACATCCTCTCAGGCGCTTTCCATACAGCATGGTTTGCCCCCACGTTGCCGTCCGGCACCAGCGTGGTGGCCAAGGTCATCACCGATCCGAACATGGTGTTCATCGCGCAAGCGAGCGGTGCCGCACTGACGCAGACGGCCATCGGCCAGAATATCGACATCGTCAGCGGATCGTCCGGCAGTCCGACCACGGGTTCCGGTCAGAGCACGTGCGGCCTGGATGCGGCCAACGTCCACACCACCAACACCCTACCGTTCCGGATCGTCGGCATCCTCGGGCTCACCCCAGGATTTGGCGGCCAAGGTTTCAATGTCCCGTCTGGTTACGTCGCCACCAATGCGAACCAGTACCTGGCCGTGACAATGAATACGTCGGACATGACGACCCGGACCGGCCAGTCTTAACGAAGGAGCGCAGCGACTATGGCGATTAACAGAAGTTCAGCCCCCGCGCTCCTTCTTCCAGGGCTTGCGGACGTCATCGGCAAATACCCACAGTTGCCGACACGCTGGAAGCAGTGGGCATCGGTCCACAACTCCAAAATGGCAATGGAGCGCGTCGTCGAGATGCGCTACACGAGCCTAGCCCAACTCAAGCAGGAAGGTGGCGCGACCGGCTTCGACAACGCGTCGGGTCAGCGTTTCACCTACGTCGCGCAGCCCGTCTCTGTCGGCTTGGGTTTCGCGATCACCCGCGAGATGCTGGAGGACAATCTCTACAAGGAGGAGTTCGGCCCCCAAGCGATGGGCTTGGCCAATTCCTTCTCCCAGTTCAAGGAAGTTTACGTCCACTCCCTGCTGAACAACGGCACCACGTACAACTCGAACATCGTCGGCGATGGCAACCCGCTGTTTTACACCGCGCACGTCATTGACAACGGCACCTATTCCAACCGCCCGTCGCCCGATCTCGACTTCAACGAGGCGGCAGTTGAATACGCGCTCAACACCATTCGCCTATGGCCCGACCAGGCCGGCCTCTTCGCTATGGTCCGCGCCCGCAAGACCATTCTCCCGGTCAGCCTTTCCTGGGCCGGCGAACGTCTGTTCAAGACCGAACTGCGCACCTCCACCGCGAACAACGACGTCTCGGCACTCATCACCTCCGGCGCCATGCCCGAAGGCTACATGACCTCCGAGTTCCTCACGTCCCCCTACGCATGGTTCATCACCACCAGCGAACTTGGACTGCGAGTATACGAGCGCACTCCATATGAAATGGACCTGCAGGTCGATCCCGTTACAGGGAACCTTCTTTGCGTCGGATACGAGCGCTACGCTCCAGTCTTCACCAACTACCGAGCATGTTACGGCAGCTTTCCTGTCTCTTAAACCCCATATAGTGAAGCGCGCAATCGCACAGAAGGAAGCCGCCTGATGCCCGGACCCGGCACGAGTTTTGAAGCGCCTCTGCTGGTTGGCACCCGACCGCAGAGCAGCCCGACGACGCCGGGTATCAATGATGCTGGCAGCGCCGTTTTGGCCCAGCAGATACAGTTGAATGTTGCCACCGGCACCACTGCGGTAACGGGCACGGCCTATATCCCGATCGGCGCCAACATCCTGGACATCATCGTCGACACTACGACGGCGTGGAACTCCGCCACGTCAGACACTCTCAGTGTGGGGACGGCGGCGGCCGGCACCCAGTACGCTTCCACCGTCGATGTGAAAACGTCAGCCGTGCGGATCAGACCGACCTTCACTGCGGCGCAACTCGCCGCACTACAGACGGTGGATTCCCCAGGGCAGATATTCGCGACGGTCACGCAGGTAGGGGCTGCGGCCACGACGGGCGCGACGACGGTGACCATTCTTTACCAGCCGACCCTGCAGCCGTTCACCGGCAATACCTGATCGGGGCATAAGATGCTCCCCAAGGTTTTCTCCAAATCGCTCACGGCTGGATCGGCGAACTGCATCGCTCTGTCGCAGACCGTTGCTGCGGGAGCGAACGCCATCCTCAATGGCGGGTCGGCGGCGGCCGGCGCTTTCACGCTCGATACCTCGCGGCGCATCGCGATCGTCAGCAGCGCTGATGACTCAGCGAAGACGGCTCGTATCTCTGGCGCGAGTTCTGGTGGTCAGCCAGTCAGCGAGCTTCTGGCGCTGACGAATGCAGGAACGGCGGTCTCCGTATTGAACTATGCCGCCGGTGGCACTGTAAAGTTTCCCTCGGGGACTGCGGGGAACGTGACGATCGGCACGGACAGCACTGGATCTACCGACTGGACGGTGCCGAACTACGACATCACGCCGTTCAGCCTCGATGTCACCGTGCAGATTTCCGGTGCTCTGACCTGGAACTTCGAGACGACGAACGACCTCAACTTCTGGGATCCACCGAAGGGTCTTGGCGCCACGACGCCGGAGCCGAACGTGACGACGGTTACGAATGGATCGACGATTGCAGCGCAAATCACTCTCGATGCGCCCGTGACGGGGTACCGGTTTACGATCACGAGCGGAACGGCGACGCTGACGGCACAAGCTGTGCAGGCGGGCATCTGTAACTATTGAAGGTTTCCCGCGCGGGCCGGCCACTCGCGCATTCGGGATCACGGCCAACAGAGAAGGCTATCCACCCATGGTATACAAACCACGCCGGGAACGGCGCGCGAAGGGCGGGAAGGCAGAGGCCGAACCGCTGCATCCCGAACACGGACACCAGTACAACGCAGTGGGTTCGCCCGAGGCGAAGGAAGAAGATGCCGAGTCCGACGGCTTCAAGCGCGGCGGTATGCCGAAGAAGAGGCGCAAGGAAGGCGGCAAGGTCGAAGGCCACGGCGCCAAGCATCACATGGGCAAGCGTGCCCGCGGTGGCGCCACGAAGCCGCACGTCGAGATGCACATGGGCGAGCACCATGAGCATCACGGTGAGCACCACAAGGAACACCACGGCGAGCATGAACCGGAACGCCGTGCTCGGGGCGGCGAGACGAAGCACCGCGAGGAGGAACGCGAGAAGCGTGCCCGTGGCGGCCATGTGAGTCACCGTGCCAGGGGTGGGACCGCTTTCTCCGAAGGGCGCAAGGCGGTTGCATCTCCGAGCAAGGGTTCGGAGAAAGCGAACGGCCCGGGCGAGGACG